ATCAAAATGAACCCTTCCAAAGTCTGGTTCCCAGTATCTTGGATAATATATAGGTGCTTTCGTATTTGACCTTGCAGTGTATACGAAGTACATGAATTGATTATCCATGGGGAACTCAAGCCAAGGCATATCCAACTCACAGATCGAATCTAATGAGTCAAGATATTCTTCCGTGCGTATCTGAGCTTCTACGCCAATCCCAAAGAGTTCGTCAACTAACAATCGGGATTCCATACCCACATGAACTTGTGGTAGGGGTTTGGTGATGTGTCTCAACATCTGGCTACGTTCATATGTATTGTACGCCTTACTCTGGGCAATACCTCTAACGTCTAAATGTTTCCTCGTAACTCGAAGTACATAGTTACCTAGGGCGCCTAAAATAGGACATCCGTTGAACATGTGAACTAGAGAATAACCTCGTGATCTGAGAAGTGTCTCTTTTAAAGTTGGCCTTGAATGCAAATAAATTGAATCGCACCACCCAACTTTCATCAGGTGTTTTAGCGGGTCAGCTAAAATCTTGCGATCAACTTTAGAATACAACATTCCAACAAAAGAAGTTTTTCCTAAATCATCTGTCTCTACTTGTTCACACAAGAAGCCTATTTTCCTAAACATTTCGTTAGTAGGATACAAACGTGACTTATGGGCTGAAACTCTATCGTCGCCTTCCACAAAAATGATAACTTCTCGCCAGTCAATTCCCATCTTGTGATACAAAAACAAAGTAGCTACTAAATTTCCCCATCCATTGGATAAGGAAGTGTTCATTTCTCCTGATGCACGTTGAGCTCTACGATTAAATCGATAGTATTTGTGTCTCATAGAATGAACTTCACTAAGATTTTTCTGCAAGTATCTGATCCAAGATTCCGGAAGAAATCCTTCCAACATATAGTCGAACATGGGATCATCTAATGCATGCATAATTTCTTCTTTAAATGTTTGTTCAAAAGATGAAAAGTCGGAACACACGTAGAAGTCTAAACCCGCCATTGCTTCTTCAACAACTTCAGGTCTCGATTCTACAGGAACATGTTTAATGAAATACGGGGCATCAACTGCAGGTTGACGTATTTCATAAACAATGTGTTCAATCATTTTGCAGATGGGTCCGAAAAGAGCTTTGTATACAGCTTCTCGGTAGAAAATGCATCGGGAAAATTTGAATTTTGCGTAGGTTTCCCACTTCATGAATATCTTGTATTTATTAGATACATCTTGTGGTACTACACCTATAGCTAAATCTTTGCAAGCTTCCAATATCTCCAACTTCTCTTTCTGAGAATAGTTAGTTAGATCTAACCAA